TTCGAGCAGCTGGACATCCTCGAGGTCAACCTGAACAAGGGCGACGTCAGCGTCGTCAACTACGGGGCCAACCCGGCCACCGCCGGCGCCCAGCTCAACGCCCGCGAGCTCGGCGCGCGCCTGGCCCAGCTCGACGAGCACGAGCGGCGCGAGGTCTACGAGCGCCTGGCCCTCGAGTTCGCCCCGGTGAGCGCGGCGGTCGAGGCCGAGCCCGCCCCGGCCGGCCGCGGCAACCTCGGCCTGTACCTGGCGCGCGCCAAGGCCATCGGCCTGGGCGCCTAGCACATACCCCTGACAACTTCCCCGGCCGCGATTCGCGCGGTGCGGGGTGTTTGGCCTGCCCGGCGGCCGCGCCGGAGCCGACGCCGGACCCCACGCCGGACCCTCCCTCGAGTTCACCGGGAGCGGGCACCACCTGGGGCACCACCTCGGCCACCACCCGAACCCGTGTGCAGGCACACCGCGAGCAACGAATCCCTGAGAGGAGCCTGGAATGTCCAGGACATTGGTCCAGACCCTCGTCGAGCGGCGTGCCGAGAAGCGCAAGACGCTCGACGAGCTGCTGCGCACGCCGGTGGCCGAGGAGCGCGACCTCACCGAGCAGGAGCGCGCGACGTTCGACGCGATCGCCGCCGAGATCGGCGAGATCGACACCCGGGTCGCCGAGCTGTCCGACCTGGTGGTGCGCGACGAGCAGGCTGCGGAGGTGTCCCGCCGGGTGGTCGGCGGCACGCAGGTCATCCGCGAGCCGGAGGTCTACGTCAAGGGCCCGCGCGGCCGCTCGTTCATCAAGGACATGTGGCTGGCCCGGCAGAAGGGCGACCGGGACGCGCACGAGCGGCTCATGCGCAATAACCGGATGCGCGCCGACGCGCTGGACCGGCTGGCCGCCCAGGACGGCCAGCTGCCCGAGCAGCGCGCGATCTCCACGACCACCGGGCAGGGTGGCGAGCTGGTCCCGCCGCTGTGGCTCGAGCAGGAGTTCGTCAAGTTCGTCCGCCCAGGCCGGATCACCGCGAACCTCTGCCGCGAGGCCGAGTTGCCCGCCGGCACCGACCAGATCAACATCCCGAAGATCCTGACCGGTACCGCGACCGCGCCGCAGGCCTCCCAGAACACCGGCGTGCAGCAGACCGACCTGACCACCAGCTCGGTGTCCAGCCCGGTCGTCACCATCGCCGGCGGCCAGACGGTGGCGCTGCAGCTGATCGAGCAGTCGCCGCTGAACATCGACGAGATCGTGCTGGAAGACCTCGCCGCGGACTACGCCAAGCAGCTGAACACGCAGGTGATCAGCGGCTCCGGTACCGGCGGCACCCTGACCGGGATCCTGACGCTGTCGGGCACCCAGTCGGTGGCGTGGACGCAGGCCACGCCGGCGCTCGGGGGCGCCGGCGGCCTGTACAGCAAGCTCGGCAACGGCGTGCAGCTGGTGCATACCAGCCGGTTCCTGCCGCCGACCGCGATCCTGATGCACCCGCGCCGGTGGGCCTGGGCCGAGACGCAGTCCGATGCGCAGGGCCGGCCGCTGGTTGTGCCGCTGGCCGGCGGCCCGATGAACGTGATGGGCAACCTGGACCAGCAGGCCTCCCAGGGCCTGGTCGGGTCGATGCTCGGCCTGCCGGTCTACGTCGACGCGCTGATCCCGATCAACCTCGGCGCCGGCACCAACCAGGACGAGATCATCGTCGCGAAGATGGACGACCTGTGGCTGTGGGAGGGCCAGATTCGGGCCGAGGCGTTCCAGCAGACCTACGCGCAGAACATGAGCGTGTTCGTCCGGCTGTACAACTACGCATCCTTCCAGCCGGGCCGCTACCCGCAGTCCATCTGCGGGATCACCGGCACCGGCGCGGTCACCCCGACGTTCTGACCCTCCCCCACCGTCCGGCGGCCCGTCTGCGGGGTCGGGCCGCCGGACCCCCTTACCTGGAAAGGAGAACGGTCACATGGCCGCAACCACCATCGTCGCCTCTGCGGCACGCACCACCACCGGCGCGTCGGGCGCGATCCCGATCGGCTCCGGCGTCTCCACCGTTGAGCTGGAGCTGGAAGTCACCGCGGCGTCGGGCACCTCGCCGACGCTTCAACTGGGCGTCCAGTGGTCCGACGACGGCGTCAACTTCGGCAACAACGATGGCACCGCCGACACCTTCGCCTCGGTGACCGCGGCCGGCAACGTGGTCAAGAACGTGCCGGTCCGCGCTCCGTACATGCAGATCACCTGGACGATCGGCGGCACCAGCCCCTCGTTCACCTTCGCGGTGCTCGACACGACGTCGAACGCCATCTGACCAGGAAGGACAGTCGACATGCGACTGGAGAACTACGCGGCCGGCCTCGTCGAGGAGCTGGCCGGCTACGAGCGGGCGAAGATGAACGACCGCGCGAAGGACGTCCGCACCGAGCTGGACCGGATCGCCCCGGACCTGCCGCGCGCGCTGGCGGCCGCCGAGACGGACTTCACCGCGGGCATCAAGCTGTACAACGTGCACGACCCGGAGCAGGTGCGGGCGGTGTTCGAGGCCCAGCCGGAGGTGCAGCGGCTGCGCAAGCTGGAGACCGATCTGACCGAGCTCGGCTTCTACGGCGCCGGCCGCCGGCGCACCGCCAAGGCCGCGGCGGCGCCGAACACCGCCGTCGGCGGGGCGGGCGACGGAGCCGGGGAGTAGACCGCGGTGGCCGGCGCAGCAGTCACCACCGACAACCCGCTGCGCCGGCACCTGCGACGGGTACGCAGCCAGCACCATGCCCACCGGCGCGTCACCACCCGCCGGCACATCGCCGGCGCCCGCCGCTCCGGCCACCACGGCGGCCACTCGCACCACCACGCCCACAGCCACCACACGCATGCCCACCACCACGCCAAGGCCGGCCACGCACGGCACGCCCGGCACGTGCGGCACGCGGCCCGTGGGCACCACCTGCGCCACCAGCGGCACGTGCGGCACCTCATCCACCACAGCGGGCACCGCACCGCGCGACGCGGCGGCCACCGCACGCACCGGCCGGGGGTGCATCACCACCACGTCGGCTCGCACAAACCGCGCCGCAAGGGCCTGCACCACCACGTCACCCGCCACCACCACCTGACCCACCGGCGGCGGCACGTGGCTGGCCACCACGCCCACCGCGTGACCCACCACCACCGGCGGATCGGGCTGCATCACCACCACAAGGGCGCCCACGGCCACCACCACGTGCACCGGCACGTCGGCCACACCCACCGCACCCACCACACCGGCCGCCGCCGCGCACGCCGCTACGGCCACTAGAACCGGGAAAGGGGGGGTGACCAGTGGCGTACATCTTCTTTCTGGGCCAGGACGTTCCGCTGGCGGCCAACGTGGTCAACGACTCGGGCGCGCCGGCCAACGCCACCACCGTCACGCTGACGGTGACGGCCCCGGACGGCACCACGCAGACGCCGGCGGTGACCAACCAGGCCACCGGCTCGTACTTCGCGGTCGTGCCCGCGGTCACTCAGGTCGGCGTCTACCTGTTCCGGTGGACCGCCACCGGCAGCGGATTCAGTTGGGCCAACGAGGGCCAGTTCCAGACGCGGGCCTCGGCCGTCGAGCTGATGGTCGACCTGCCCAGCGTCAAGGCGCACCTGAACATGTCGCTGACCGACACCAGCCAGGACGACGAGCTGCAGGGGTTCCTGCTGGCGGCCGAGCCGATCGTCGAGGACATCACCGGCACGGTGCTGCCCAAGACCTACGTCGAGTTCTTCAACGGCGCCAGCTCGACCGTGGTCTTGTCACATCAGCCGGTCATCTCGATCCAGTCGGTGTTCGAGTACTACGGCCTGTCGGCGTTCCTGCTCACCGAACAGCCCCTCGGAGCGCAGATGAACGCATTCGCGTTCACCGTGGACTACACCACCGGGCAGCTGCTGCGCCGCACGTTCGGCGGGCAGGCCGCGCGGTTCGCGATCGGCGACAAGAACGTGAAAGTCAGCTACACCGCCGGTCTGGCGGCCGTGCCGTACAACATCCGGCTGGGCACGCTGGAGCTGATCCGGCACTGGTGGCAGCTCACCCAGCAGGGACGCCGCCCCACCCGCGGCGGCGGCGACGGCGGCGACGGGCACGTGCCGATCGGGTTCGCCGTCCCGGACCGGGTGGTCGAGCTGTTGCAGCCGCACCGCCGACCGCCGGGGGTGGCCTGACATGCCGGTGATTCCGTCCAGCAGCGTCAAGGCCGTCCGACCGGCACTGTTCACCCAGCTGCAGAACAACATCACCGCCGCCTCTGGCATGGACCTGTTGGTGTCACTGGGAAAACCCGGCACCAATGAGCCGAACGACATCGTGTGGGTCGGCAACGTCCACCGCACACTGACCCCGGACCACCTCGTCGGTTCGGGCGGCGCCGGCTGGCTGTCGGAGGCCTACCAGATCCAGGTGACTGTCGAGGCCTTCCGGGGCGGCGACACCGAGCTGACGGTGTGGAACCGGATGTGCGACCTGGTGGACGCGGTCGAGGCCGCCGTGCGCACCGACCCGACGATCGGCGGCCTGGTGCTGTGGTCCCACCCACAGCAGGTCTCCTACGAGACCGACTGGGAGCAGGACGGCAAGGGCCGGCTCGGCCTGGCCGAGTTGCTCATCCACTTCGACACGATCCAGTGAAGGGGGCGCGGGTGCTGAAACGGTTGCAGGACAAGCTGTTCGAGGCGATCATCGCGTTCGACATCAGCCCGCTGCACATCTACGGGCTGATCGTGCTCGGTGTGTGCCTGCTGACGTTCACCGGCAACACGACATTCGAGTTGACCGGCGGGAACTACACCAACATCATCAGCGCGTTGGTGTCCACGCTGGTGTTGCGCGAGGCCCGGGCCCAGCACCGCACGCTGCGCGAGCAGCACCGCGACCTGGCACGCCGACACCGCTGGCTGGCCGAGGACGTGCGCGCGCTGCACGACCACCACGGCATCACCACCGACCCCCAGGAGCGTCCCTGATGCGTCTGCGCTACCTCGGCGACCCCGGCCGCCACTACCCCGAGCTGGGCCTGCTGGCCTACCCCGACGACGTCCGCGAGCTCGCCGCCGATCCGGGCGACGGCCGATGGGTCGAGGTCGACGCGGACACGCCGCTGACCGAGCGCCCGGGCGGCGAGCCGATCGCGCCGCCCGTCAACGAGCAGCCCGTTGACGAGCACCAGGCCGACCCCGAGCCGGCGGCCGCCGGCGGTGCCGTCGAGCCGGCCGGCGCGGTCGGCGCGCAGCTCGGCGACGGCGAGCACGTCGTCACCGCGGCCGCCGCGGCGCAGGCCGGCGCCGGCGTCGTCGACGAGCAGTCCACATCGGAGCAGGCGAACACCCGTGGTGCGCGCCGCAGCGGCAAGGAGAACGCCTGATGCCCTACCCCCCGTTGTTCACCAAGGTCGGCATCGTCAAGGAGACCGTCTACGGCGGCGGCGGCACGGCCACCAACTTCGTCGCGCTCAACGGCGAGCCCAAGCCCAAGCCGGACCTCAAGATGTTGGAGGACAAGAGCTGGCGCGGGTGGATGGGTGAAGACCAGGACTTCATTCCCGGCCCGTACACCACCACGTTCGACTGGGACGGCAACGCCTACCCCGACATCATCGGATTCCCCATCGTCGGCGTGCTCGGCGACGTGTCCTACTCCGGCACGGCTATCGCCCCGACTGGCACGGTCGGCACCGGCGGTTCCGCGGTCGGCGCGACATCCATTCCCAGCTCGGTGTCCATCCCGAGCGGGACGCTGATCCAGATCGATACCAGTCTGCTGTCTGAAGTGGTCACCACCACGGGCGCGCCGACAGGTGCCGGACCGTTCACCATTCCCGTGCCGGCGCTGAAGTATGCCCACGCCGCTGGCGTCGCGATCACCGCGATCAACACCGCAGGCCCGTTCACCACACTGGCCTCGGTGCTCAACTCCGGCACCGGACAGCCCCCGTCGTACGCGATCACCGACGCCTACGGGCCGGCGACCCGGCAGTACCCGGGCATCGTGTTCACAGAGTTCGGGCTGAAGGCGTCGGCCGCTGGGCTGCTGACGTACTCGACGAAGTGCCTCGGCCTACCCGAGACCACGACGACCGCGCCGACGGCGTCCTACTCGGCCGAGCGGGCGATCGCCGCCTACAGCGGCACGGTCACGCTCGGCGGCACCTCGACAAACATCGTCGAGGAGATGGAGCTGACCGTGAAGCGCGACGCCGAGGGCATCCAGGCCGTCGACGGGTTGCAGGCGCCGCGGCAGATCTGGGGCGGCATGGTCTCCGCTGACGGCAAGATGACGGTCACCGTCGAGGACGAGGTGCAGTACACCAACTTCCTGAACAACTCCCAGCCCTCCCTCGACCTGAACTACGCGTTCGGATCCGGTGTGAACGCACGCCAGGTCAAGTTCCACATGACGAAGGCGGCCTACACCGCGGTGGCGATCGCCCGCGGCAAGAAGTGGGTGCAGCTCGACGTCACGTTCAAGGGCCGGTTCAACACGACCGACGTCGGACCCTCGGGCGGCGCGTCGCCGATCGCGGTCACGCTGCAGAACGCCATCACTCCCGGCACCTACAAGTAGGCAGGGCCGGTTTCCCTCTACACAGCAAGGAAAATCCCCGTGAGCAAGACCACTGTGGACCTGGGCAAGCACGGCACGGCGACGCTACGCGATCCGGAGGATGTGCCCGAGAAGCTGCGCCGGCGGGTGCAGCGGGCGAACAACGCCGCGCAGGCGTTCCTCGAGGAGCTGCGCCAGCGTGGCGAGATCCCGGTCGATCTCGACAACAGCGAGTTCGACGAGGCCCTCACCCGCCGGATCGGGCAGCTGGTCCTGATCGAGCACCCGGAGTTCATGGAGAACCAGCGCGACGCCCTGATTCTCGCGCTGGTCGAGGACTGGCCGTTCGACCACCCCAAGACCCCGGAGGGCCTGGCCGAGATCCCCGGCAGCGCCTACAACAAGCTGCTGGCCGCGTGCGAGCAGCTGGAGCCGCTGCTGAACCCGAACTACCAGGCCCCGACGCCGCCGGAGGCCGGCGACGACACCCCTTTCGGCAGCTGAGCCGGCTCCGACTGCACCTGCTGGAAAGCCGCTCCTACCCGGAGTGCCTGCTGCCCATGGAGCAGTGGCGGATCTACCGGCTGTGCAAGCTGTTCGGCCGGTTCCCGCGGCCGGGCAGCCTCGACGACCAGCCCGCCGGCCTGAACGACTGGCTGCTGGCCATCGACGACATCTACCGCGAGCTGGACGAGCGCCGCGAGCAGCGCCGCTACCAGACCTGACCATGGGAACGGGGGTGCGTCGTGATCGGCATTTCGACGATGATCAGCGGCGCCGAGGACGCGATCAAGGAGTTCGGCGCGATCCCCGACCGCGCCAACCGGGCGGTCGCCGCCGCGATCCGCAAGGTCGAGCGGAAGATCGTCACCTCGGTGCGGGCGAACATAAACGGCAAGCCGCGG